ATTGGAAGAATATAATGCCCCTGAATTTAGATAAGTACCAGCGACTAGCTGCGACAACTGCAATATATCCAGAAGATAAAGCACTGGAATATTTAACCACTGGCCTGACAGGTGAGGTGGGTGAGCTGATGAGTAAGGTGGCTAAGTGGTATCGCAAGGATAATGCGTATCCACATACAGCAATTCTAGATGAACTTGGAGATATATTGTGGTTCGTCAGCGAGTTAGCGCGAGTTCATAACTGCAATCTATCAGTCTTAGCTGGAAATAATTTAGATAAATTAGCATCTCGCAAAGAGCGCGGTGCCTTACAGGGTAATGGGGACAAACGATGACAGACGTAAGAGCTGCAGTGGTAACACGCCGCACATATAACAGGCCCCTCAATGATGAGGGTACTGTGTTTGAGACTTGGGAGCAGACAGTTGGTCGGGTTATTAACCACCAGCGGTGGCTCTGGGAACGAGCTAAAACTGAGAAGCTTAACCAAGGAGAGCTTGGTGAGTTAGAAGAACTACGGATACTCATGCTTGAGCGTAGGGCTACAACATCAGGCCGCACCTTGTGGCTTGGTGGTACAGACGTAGCTAAGAAGCACGAAGCCTCACAGTTCAACTGTAGCTTCGGACGTATCGAGACAGTCCACGATGTAGTTGATGCCTTCTGGCTACTACTGCAGGGCTGTGGCGTTGGCTTTGAGCCTGTGGTTGGCACTCTTAATGGCTTCGCCAAGAATACAGAAATTGAGATGTGGCGTTCATCCCGAGAAGGTAAGGGCCGTGAGGATAACATCTCACAGCTGCGTACTATTGGGGATGGCCACCGCGTATACAAGTTAACTATTGGTGACAGCGCAAAGGCATGGGCTAAAGCCTTGGGGAAACTCATGGCTCTGAAGGACCCCGTAGACAAGATCATCTTAGACTTCACTGAAATTCGCCCAGCTGGTACACGCCTCAAGGGATATGGATGGATCAGTTCAGGGGACGATACACTTCACATCGCCCTCGGTAAAATCTGTGACATCATGAACAAACGTGCAGGGCAGCTCTTGACCCGCATGGACATACTAGACCTGCTTAACCACATGGGTACTACACTTTCCTCCCGTCGATCTGCAGAGATTGCTGTGATGCCAGTAGATGACCCAGAGGCTGATGAGTTTATCACAGCTAAGAAAGACTTTTGGCTCCACGATAACGCACATCGACAGCAGTCTAACAACTCTCTGATGTTCTATAAGAAGCCAACCAAGTGGGAACTGTCCTACATCTTTGACCGTATGGTTGAGGCTGGTGGGTCTGAACCTGCATTCATCAACGCAGAAGCAGCGTTAAAACGTGCGCCTCACTTTAAGGGAGTTAACCCATGTGCGGAAATACTGTTAGGAAATAAGAGCTTCTGTAATTTAGTTGAGGTAGATTGGGGTAAATACGTTGATGACTTTAAGGGATTGCAAATTGCTGTATACCTCGCAGCCCGTGCTAACTACCGTCAGACTTGTGTGAACTTGGATGATGGTATCCTTCAACGATCTTGGCACGAGTTGAATGAGTTCCTTCGCCTGTGTGGTGTAGGTGCTACAGGCATCGTGAAGTTCCTTGATTACAATAAGAATATGAACATCCCTAGTATGCTGCAGATACTAAGAGCTTCAGCTAAACAAGGTGCTAACTCAATTGCGGATGAACTGGGACTACCAAGGGCCAAGCTTGTCAGCACAATTAAGCCAAGTGGGACCCTCTCAAAGATCATGTCGACAACGGAGGGAGTGCATCGACCTCTGGGGAAGTATATATACAACAACGTAACCTTCTCTAAGCATGATCCAATAGTACCTATCATGACTGCAGCTAACTACACAGTCATCGAGAAACCTTTTGAACCCGACAGCGTTTTAATCACCTTTCCAGTGGCCTATGATGATGTTGAGTTTCAAGTGGTGGATGGTAAGTTTGTGAACCTAGAGACTGCTGTAGAACAGTTGGATCGATACAAGCTTATGATGGACAACTATGTAGACCATAACTGTTCAGTCACCATCAGCTATGACCCCACTGAAATACCCTCCATCATCAATTGGATTATGGAGAACTGGGATGCCTATGTTGGTGTATCGTTCATCTACCGTAACGATCCGACTAAGACAGCAGCCGACCTTGGCTATGCTTACCTCCCACAAGAGGTAGTCACCAAGGAGACATATGATGATTATGTCTCAACGCTTGCAAATGTAGACATCGAGAACGCCAATTCATTCGACGAATTGACAGATGATGACTGCGCAACTGGGGCCTGCCCCATTCGTTAAGGTAAAATAATGCGAAAGAAATCCACTTACAAACGTAAGCAGGAGGAAGTTGAGGTTGTGCGCGGTCCCCGTGTGCAGCCTCTGCTACCAATGAACCCTGCTCAAAAGAACTACATGGACTGTATAAGTACATACCCTCAGACATTTGTCACAGGTCCTGCAGGTACAGGTAAGACCTACATAGCTGCAGCAATGGCGGCGGATATGTTTAAGACCCACAAGATACACAAGATCATTCTGACCCGCCCTAATATCCCTGCAGGTAAATCTCTTGGTTTCTTTGCGGGTACCATCGAGGACAAGATTGCCCCTTGGGTCATCCCCTTGACTGAGGTCTTAGAGGCACGACTAGGTAAAGGTAGGTTCGAGGTTGCCCGCAAGCGCGGTGACATTGAGATTGTACCTTTTGAAGTAATGCGTGGACGATCTTTCAACAACGCCTTCGTCATTCTAGATGAAGCACAGAACCTAACACCTCATGAGATGAAGATGTTCCTGACCCGTATTGGTGAGGATAGTAAAGTCATAGTCAATGGGGACGTTAGTCAACACGATTTAAAAGGAACTAGTGGCCTGCAGGTTGCTATTGACCTCATGCATGAACACAACATCCCCGCAGCTCACTGTAACTTTACTCATGATGACGTAGTTCGATCTGGCATCTGTGCCATGTGGACCCGAGCGTTTGATTAGGTTGCCCCATAGAGGATTAGATTAAACAATGTTTCCCTATATATCTAACGAACTACTAGATGAACTTAATTCCCGCTTTCCTGATAAGGCTCCTGAATACCTTGAGCAGCACAACATGCTGATGTGGAGAGGTGGTCAGCGTTCTGTCGTAGATTTTTTAACAACAATTCACGCAGAACAAACAGCTGCGAAACTAGGAGAATAGCAAATGTGCTTTCCATCAGCCCCCAAAGCTCCACCCCCACCTCCAGCAATTGCCCCAGCACCGCCCCCTGCAGCACCAAGTGCGCCTAACCCAGTGATGACAAATATGTATGACCCGTCATCGCCTGAGAGTGGTACCGCTGCAGAGAAAGGTGCAATTTCAGCAGCTGCATCTGGTACGTCCCAATTACAAGTAGACCTCGATCCATTGACTACTAATATTGACAATGGTTCAGGCCTTCAAATTAGTAAGTAAGGAATTGATATGTGTACTGCACTTGGACTAGGCGCAAAGGCTGTTGAAAGAACAGGAATAGCGCCACTTGGTATTTTAGCTGCTGATGAATTAGCAGACAAAAATGCACTGCCTATTCAGTTAGCTGAAGAAGCTTTAACTAATAATTAAAATTTGTGAAGTGAGAATTTAAATGAGTATGGGAACCGCTGAACAGCGTTACCGTCAACTCGAACAGACACGACAGTCTTACTTAGATCGAGCCAGAGATTGCGCAGAGCTAACTATCCCATCGCTAATACCACCAGATGTCCATAACGAAACGAGTGACTTGTATACTCCGTTTCAGGGCATTGGTGCGCGTGGTGTGAATAACTTAGCCTCTAAGCTTTCACTGGCTTTGATGCCCCCTAACTCCCCCTTCTTCCGCTTCATGGTTGAGCCTTATACCCTAAAGGATATCGCTCAAGATGAGGCTGCTCGAACCCAGATTGAACAACAACTAGGTGAGTATGAACGGGCAGTTATGTCGGAGATTGAAACGTCTGGAGATCGAGTGGCGGTGCATGAAGCACTGAAACATCTAATCGTCGGCGGCAACGTGCTACTGCAGGTTGGCCCCGATAAGACCAGAGTAATTCACCTAGATAGTTATGTAGTATCTCGCGCACCTAACGGTGAGGTTCTAGAGATCGTTACGGTAGAGCATGTCTCACCTAACGCTTTGGATAAAGCGACAGCCGCTAATATCACTGGTAAGCTCGAAGGTGATGAGAAGACCGTAGAGGTTTACACTCACATCGAGCGTAAGAACGAATTCTATAATGTATACCAAGAGGTCAAAGGCTCAGTAGTCACTGGCTCCAAGGGTAAATATAAGAAGAACAACATGCCCTTCCTACCCCTACGCTTCTCCCGCATTGACGGTGAAGACTATGGACGCGGATTTGTTGAGGAACTCTTAGGTGACCTACGGTCTCTTGAGGGCCTAACTCAAGCCATCGTAGAAGGTGCAGCCGCCGCCGCTAAGGTCATCTTCATGGTGAACCCTAATGGCACAACGCGGATGCGTACCATCGCACAGGCAGAGAACACAGCAATAATAGAGGGTAACAAGAATGATGTTTCCGTACTTCAAATGGATAAGTTCAACGATTTTCGCGTGGCCTATCAGGC